ACTGGTTACGGCAGGGGGAGTGCTAAAAGCGCAAGAGAAGGGCATAGAGATGCGTAGCGAAGGACTCTGCGCTAGCTTCTGCATTGTCAGAGTCCTTCACAACAGTTTGGACTAGCGGCCCCGCAGATTCTCCATCCGAGCCTCTATACGCTCGACTGCCAGTTCAATGCGTGACAGCTTATCGGAGGCTTCCTTGGCCTCCTTTTTGTGCTCATCGGTGTGCGACTTCATGTCGGCTTCAAGTCTGTTGATTTTGATGTCATGGCCCTGAATCATGACGTATGCAGAGAGGATCGCCGCTAATACCGGCAGTCCTACCTTTATCCATTCGGCCATGTCCCAGACCTCCCTCAGTCCTTCCAAAAAACGCCTAGCAAGCCCGTCAGAGCCATGCCAGCCGTCACTATGGCTTCGGATTGTTCCTGATCCAGACTGACCCCTGCGGCGGTTAAGATCCAGACTAATCCTGCCCATGTAGACCTCTGATTCAATGCAATGCCAATTCTGCTCATGATGCCTCACCTAAATAGAGATTCCGTTCGGCCTTGCGTCTAGTAACCAGACCCGCAAGGATCTTGCCACCCGCTTTGTTCCAGAGAAGAAAAGCGGAGGCGGCTCCTGTGTATTGTCCCGACTTGTGCAATCGTGCAACTGACGATTTGCTGAAATTGCCCACACCGATGTTATAGCATAAGGAAACCATCGCATCGAACTGGTTCTGGTGGGCTTTTCCTGCGTACTTTTCAACAGCTATTTCGTACTTCACCAGAGCGCTAGTCAATAACGCTTCAGCTTGTGCTTGAGTGATTGTCATGCCCAGCTTAATGTCTGGCCCCGTTTGACCGTAACCAATCGTGGCGATTCCCGCTGGGCACAAATATGCAGTCAGGCGTAAGCCTTCAAAGCGCTTGATGAGGTCTATTCCTTCAAGGCTAGTCTTCATCAACCTTCTCAAGATCTGCCTTCTCAGCTTTTTCAGCCTCCTCAAAAGCATCAAACTGTTCCTTTGCTTGACGTTCGATTTCCATCAGGATGCCGTAGGAGTTGGACTTGTTCGGCAGTTCAGCCAGAAGCGAAACAAGATGGTTGTAGGCGTTTGCGTTAAAGGTGATTTGTACGGTTTCCATAGTGGTTCCTGTGTTGAGTTGAAATTAAGCCCAAGGAAGGGATGGAGTGACGATCTTGGGATTGATTTGGTCTTGGATCTGGTTGATAACGTTTTCTTCCGTAGTCGCTACGGTTTCAACGCCCATTGCTGCCTGCACCCAAGAGATAACCAATGCTTCCGTAAGGTTTGCATACGGTACAAAGTTCGGGTCCGAAGATTTCACTTCAAAAGACTGAGTGCTGTAGACAGATCCATTGAAGGTTCCGTCCGTGCCGTTGCAGCGCCAATGGGCGCAAACCACATAATCTGCCATACCATCTACGTCAGGAACGCAATCCAATGCGTCGATATGCCAAGTAATCGTAATGCTCATGCGTTTACCTTTTGTTTGAGTTCGTTGAGTTCAGCGGAGAGTTCTTGGATGGCTGCGACCAGCAGGGGGATCGTTTCCGTATATCTGACACCTAATTTTTCTGGGTCTTCAGAGTCTACGGCCTCTGGAAGAACCGCTTGAACGTCCTGCGCTATAAGGAATGAACGACTAACGCCTTCTTCATCTGTTTTAAATCGACCCGTCACAGCACGAAGGGTTGAAACTTTTTGAGCGGCATTCTCAATGGGCTTGAGGTCCGTCTTGAGGCGTTCATCAGATGCTGATGCCCAAGCGGTTACTGTGGGGCTAGAAAGATAAACACCGTAAGTTGTATTTGCTGCAACATAAAATGCTCCGGGAACCGCAACGCGAGGACCAACGCTCCAATTATTTGTTCCAGAATCGTTGGATAGGACCAACTTCATGTCATAACCAGAAGCTTGCGTAGTTGTCCCTACATAAAGCCTCCCACTTGCATCCAGCGTCATCGCCTGAGTGAAGGAGATTGCATTACCTGCTGTGCCGGAGGGGGCGGTGAACCAAGCGTGACCCCCTGCCGATGCCCCATTCATGCTGTAACGAACTGCGGTGCTTGATGTGGCGTATTTATAAGACCCGCTTGAATAATATGCGTTAGCGGATATATTTCCATTTCCTTGAAAAGCTACATCACCGCCGCCTTTAACCTCAAAAGCTGTAGTTCCTGAACTTAAAGGCGTTACACCCAGACCGAGGTTGCCGGAGGAGTCGAGGCGCACACGCTCTGTTATTGATCCACCAGTTGCCTTGGTGAAAAACTTAATAGCCCCAGAATCAGTAGCGCCATCACCAAAAAATTGCACCAACGTGGCTAATGTAGCTCCGTTATACCCTGCCGCTTGCCCAAATACGCTTGACGCAGAAGCCGTTGTAGATCCAAGCTCTAGATTAGCCCTGTTAGTGCTTGATCCTAAAATTGTTAACGCTGTCCCAGCGGCGCCTATATTCGGCGAACTCGTCCCAATGCCGACATTGCCAGATGAATCAATTCTGACCCGCTCAGTTGAATTAGTAGCAAACCCAAGAGCATTGGTTGCAGGGAGATACAGCCCATTAGCAGGAGCCGTCGAACCTGTAACAGTTACGCGAGTGAATGCCCCGGTGTTCGGTGTCGTAGACCCCATAGGAGGTGGTGCGGCAAAGGTCGAGGTCTGGGCTGTGTAGCTGACGATGTAATTAGCAATGTTGACCAGATTCGTGAAGCAGGGAATGAACCGTGTGCGCCAGCCGCCGTTACGAAGGCCGGTGGTTGCGTTATCGTCATCCGTAACGGTCGATCCATCGCCACCGATTGCTGTAGGGAATGTAACTGAACTCATTAGAGCAACTCCTTGATTTCGTAATTGGTGGCAAACCGTGTTGCATACGGTTGCTCAATGGGGGAGAGCGTCCTGATTCGCCCAAGGAATGATCGACGGTGTAGGTTCACAGCATCGGATGGATCATAAACAAACAACACCTCTGCATCGGTTCCGCTGATTTTCTGGATGTCATTGTTCAAAATAGCTTCTTCACTGGTCAAATGGTTCAGATTAAATCGTGCAACTCTGAATGATTGCCGCCTGTCAAAGTATTCAGCACCAGACATGGCTTCGTCGATCAATGTTCCTGATTCATAGCCAATGGATGCACCAAGATCCATATTGTAGAACGGCTGATAGATCGCGCCTAAAAAGACGCGCCCAAGTTGAACATAGCCGTCTACATTAGCTGTATCGAAAAATTCCACCTGATAATACTGCTCAGAAATCGAAACTGTAGGAATATGAATCAAAGTTTTGGTGAACAATGCAAGATCTTCATCTGTGGCGGTCAAATCCCAGAACCTGAGATCTTCCCATTCATACGTTCCAAAAGGCATTTGCGGCCATACATTGACCATCCCGGAATCGTATTTAAGCGTTGAGTACCCGCTATCAGAATAAATGCGGAACCGATATTGCGATGAGGATGAAAGATTATGGTTCACGAATCCAATCGCGCCAATAATTCGGGCAATATCCAAAGAAAAGCGAAAACGTGTGCTTGCATTGGTAGCATCAGTTGATCGCGCTACTTTGGCTAATGTCCTGTTTTTAAGATTGGTTAATGGAAGGGAAGCCGACCATGAACCGTAGGAGCCAAACGTAGAGCCGTCAATCCTGTTCTGATATGAAAGGAGCATATTTGACATATCAACCCCAGAGCGTCAGCGTAGCGCGATTGATCGCGTAATTGGATGAAATCCCGATAATTCTGAATAGCTTACCAGAGTCAAGGCCAAACCGATCAAGTGTCACATTGGCAGTGTCGTTAAGGTCTGGTAAATGCTCTGTGACATCCAGAGCAATCCTGACCTGATACATATAACGATTGGTCTTGTAGAGCGTTAGGAGCCTTGATGCTTCAGTACTGGCATTGGCTGAACTAACGAGAAGCGTATCTCGGGTGATTTCAGATGCTAACAGGAATTGATTCTTGACCGTTGCGTCTTCGGTGTAACTCGATTGAAACTGATAACGAAGGAAACTCCGACGATCTGCGGTCACGCTGGATGCGATATCGCTATCCTGTGTCGTGTAATTCTTTGCGTAGTTCAGAATGACCTTATACGCAGGAAGCCCACGGTCTGTGTCATTGGGCCTGATGGTTTCAATGCTGACAATGTTGTCATCGTTGATCTCAATGTCTGCGGCTCCTGACGGGGCCTCAAACCGCGCCATGCGAAACCCGCCAGTTGCATCGTAGCCATACCATGCACCGACTGACTGAGCCACTTGGTCAATCACCGACAGGGCCGATTCATCACCAAAGATCCAGACTCCGACCACGGATGAATTCGCCGTATCTAGTGCAGTCACATCGGAAGCATTCACATCGCCTGATGACACACCTCCTTTGATGGCAATGGCCTTGACCAGTTGCGCGGCAGTTCTGTCGGCGCTTGTAGCGCCCTGCACAGCGTCACAAGTGATCTGCCCTGTAGGTGAACTCCCTAAACGAAAATATGAGCCTGTGGAGGTCTTGAGGATACGGTAGTTGCCTGATGCCGGTGCGTTGTTCGACATATCGGAGAGGTCGGTATAGTTCGAACCCTTGGTAAGGCCAACGCCACGATCATAGGTTGCCGATACGTCATTGATGAGCAAGTCAGAAACCTGATAAATCAGCTTGGACGTATTTACGCAAGGCGGTGAAATGTTGTAGACCTGACCGTAGAGCAAGGGCTTTTTTTGACCCTTGAGATCCGCTGTGCCTTCTACGCCATTGGGTAACGTGTTGGTTCCTGCGTATTCAGTTTTTTGAAGCGGGAGATCCAGCACAGCCAGTTTGTCACGCGCCAGGATGGTCACGGTCTGAAAACTAAATTCCACCTGTTCCATCGTTCCAGACAGGATCGTGGTGAATGCGGAGTAGGCCAAGCCCACATCACCAATCTTGATGGTCAATGCACGGCCATCAAAGCCGTAGGTGTTCATGTAATCAAGGCCACCATCGACATTGGATAATTCGACTACGCCATAACCAACCCGTGATGCGCCTGACGTAGTGCCAGAGGCAAACAAGTTGCGCGTGATGTCGGCAGGAGTCTTAACCCTTGGATCGTAGTATGTGTTGGCCGGTGATTCAGCAGGGCCGGTGACGTAAGCCTCTGAAGAAAATCTCAAGACCGTAGTAGTTCCTGCGCTATCCGTAGCCGCTGTAACTTCAACAAGGTAGATCATGCCGCCGCCTCGATCTTGGCCTTACGCGCCAATTCTGCCATCTCACCCTTGAGTTCTTTCATCTCCTTGATAAGTTGCTGATTAGCCGCGCTCTGAAGTCTGACAAGGGCTTGCAGTTCGTTGGTTTGATCTGCGTCACCCTTCTCAATACTGGCCTGTAGTCCAGAGAATAATCCTTGCGTCTGCGATGCGGTTGAAACGTGCGCTTGGGTTCCAAAGCTGACCAGTTCTGGACCTTGCTCACCTACAAGCGCAAGTCCGGGTGAAGCCATGCCGCCTTTGGCAAAGCCGGGGACAAACCCTCGGGCAACAAGATCTTTATATTCTTGGCTGCTTTTGAATTGCCTTGCTAATTCATTTGCGCTAATTCCTTCGTTCATTAACTGTTGCACACGTCCCGTGTACGCGCCTTCATTCTCTGGTTCACGGCCAAGCAACTGCTGATAATAGAACCGAATCATTCGGCGCGAGTATTCTTCGTTATAGACCTGTAAGGTGTCATCGAAGAATGGGTTGTACCCCATGCGACCGCCGGGGATAAATGGCAGTGCAGATTGTGATGGTGTACTAGGCACTAGTGTAGGTTTCGGCATCGGGATAGGCTCTGGAATAGCCGCAGGAGTCGGAACAACAACTCCCGGAGTGGGAGCAACAGGAGCCGCCGTCTTACCTGATGCCAATGCCACAACCGCAGATTGATAACTGTTCATGGCAGAAATCAAATTGTTGACTCCGTTTGCCACGCTCAATACGCCATCGGTGACATTGCCAATGCCGACCTTAATTCCAAGCAATTCGCCGTAAGACTTTTCTGCGGCACTCAATTGCAATTGTGCAATGTCCACCTGTTGTTCACTGTAGGCAATTGCTTCAGTCACAGCCTTGGTGACTTCTTCCCTATCCTTCTGGAACTGAACGCTTGATGCGTTGTATTCCCGTGATGCGTCGAGGAACTCTTTGCCGACATCGGTTAGCTGATTGATGGCCCCTTCATTGCCCTGTGACGCAAGATTCGCAATGCGCCTGAACTCCATAGCCGCAGTTTCATATCGACGCTCTGGTGAGGCTTGTAGGCCACTAAGTTCGGTAAGGTACGTTCTAAGCGTCCTTGCCGTATTGATGAATCGTTCCTGCACTTTTTGCAGTTCTTGATACGCGCTTTGCATATCATTCAAGGATCTGTTTGCTGTGTCCTGCAAACCTTTAATCAGTTCTTCGTGTGCCTTGAGTGCGGCCTGATATTCAGCTTCAGCGGCTTTCTTGGCGGCATCTGCCAGCTTGTCAGCTTCATTTGCGGCATCTGAAAATGCAGGAGCCAGTCCAAGAAGGATGTCATGCAGTCGCTTGCCATTGGATGTCGTAAGATCCAGACCTTCAACCAGGCCTCTGAATTCGTCCTTGGTCTTGGGTACGGTCAAGCCCATCTCATCAAACTGTTCGCGCAGTTTGTCCATCTGCTTGTTGAGCCGTTCCTGTGGCGTGAAATACAGGCTTTCGAAGCGATCCTGTAATTCCTTGGCCTTGGCCTTTTCTGCCTCTACCCGATCCCATTCTTTTTGGAATGCTTCCTCTTGTGCATTTGCCAATTCTTTAGTTGCGTCGATGTATTCAGCAAATTTCGGGTTCAAGGCCATGAACTGAGCAAACAGCTTTTTGCCTTGCTCAGTCGTTTTGTCGATACCCATCGCAATTTCATAGAACTGCTCTTTGCTTGAAGGCATTCCCATATTGAGGTCAGCAAACGCTTTTGAAAGTTCTTGGGTATCTGCCGCTAACCGTTGCTCATCCGTCATGAAGTTCTCACGGAATGACTGCAAGGATTCTTCAAATGCCGCTAGGCCACCCGCCGCATTGATCATTGTTCGGTCAATGTTTTCAGCGCCGAATCCTGCACCGCGCATCAGGTTGGTGATGTTCAAGATCTGTTTGTAGGAATCAATGATGTCTGCCGCACCGCCTTGCAACTGCTCAACATATTTGCGCGTTCCTTCTGACAAATCACCTTGCGCCATGATGGTTTGACGGGTGATTTCAGCGGCAACGTCCTTATTTTTGTTGGTAATTTCTGTGTAATTGATAGCCTCCATGCCAAGCAATTCAAGACTGCCTGTAGCCCTCTGGATGCCTTCAGCAACACGGACAATGGTTTCCTTGTAGCCTTCACCTGACTGCTGAAAGTCCTTGAATTCAGGCAAGGCTTTCATTGCCATAGTGTCGGACATAGCCGAAAAAGCTGCTTCAATCTTTTTTGCTGCTTCTTCTGCGCTTAATCCTGCAATATCAATGGTTCCCAGTTTGACTTTGAAACCCTTAAGGCGATCCATGATCTGCGTTTCGGTTATCCCAATAACACTACCCACTTCAACAACAGATTTCCTGATGGATTCGACCACCTGATAAAAAGCATCTCCAAACTTTTTGCCGTATTCAGCAACCATCGTTTGCCCTTTTTTGATGGTTATCATCATTTGGCTAGATTCAGTCTCTACTCTTGCTCCAATGTAACCCTGCACATTTTTGGTTGCCAATATCTTGCTTAACTGCTGATCTCTAAACACAAACCCAGCCTGTTTAACTCCATCGCCAAACTTGAGCATTAGGTTAGAGATTGCAGGAGTCAGGTCAGAGGCAATGAGGTTTTCAACGCCGCCTAGTGCATCGCGGATCTGATACAAGGCATCCAGCATATCGGCTGAGTAGTTGAGATCATTGTTTGAATTTTCTTCAATGATTCCGATGGACTTGCTAATGCTTTCAGATACCGCAAAAGGATCTCCTTTGACAGTTCCCGTTCCGGGTTCTGGGGGAGGAGTTGCCGGGGCTGATCCACCGCCGCCACCGCCACCAACTGCAATACCAATCGCGGCCATAAACGCAAGCATAGCCGCCGCACGAATGATGCCGGTGTAAGGATCACCTTGCCCTGCATCTGCAACCGCTTTGGTAGCTGAAGTGACTGCACCAGCGGCATCTGAGGATTGTTGCGCTGAATTGCTGGCAATCTTTGCTGTGGTCTTGGTGGTTTCCATGCCCAAGAACTGAGCCAGAATAGATCCCATGTCACCAAGTTGCTTAACCATTGACATAGCAGATTGCGCCATTTCAAAGGCTCTGAATACCTTAACCGCCGCGCCCATAGCCTCGTAACCCTTGGATCCTTTCTTAAAGAATCCTTGGGCCGCTTGGGTCATGTCACCATAGGCTTTGATCTGCGCCTTGGCTTGCTTCTTGGTGGCATCGTCATTGATTTCTGTGATGCGCTTCTGATCGCCTTCAGCCTTATCGACCGCTTCCTTACGGGCAATTTCAATCGTGGCTGACTGCTTATCGTACTCAGCCATAGCGACTGACATACCACCAATAGCCGCGCCGACTTCACCAAAGGCTTCAGCAAGGCCTTTAGCAACTTCCCTGCTGTATTCCAAGTTTGATGACAAGACTTCCAAGGTTCGCAATGCTTCTTCGCGCACCTTGGCTTCTCCATCAGCGGCTTCAGCCTTCAATTTGTTGACTTCGGCATAGGCATTCTGCAATTCGCGCATGGCTTCAAGTTCAACTTGTGCGCGTTCTTCTGGAATAATTTCCTGCTGAGTTTGCAAAGATTGCAGTTCAGCTTGTAAACGAATCCTTTCAGCTTGCGACAGGTTATATCGATCAGCCATTGCAATTTCTTGCTCGACTCCTGCAATTCTGGATTGCAAAAGTTGCTCGTCCTGCGTTATCTGTTCCTGTCGTAGTTCAGTCTCACGAACAATGATTGATTCGTACTTCTTAGCCAATTCATCCTGAATTTTGATTTTTGCCTGATCGCCTTTAGCGGACTGCATCTGAATATTTGCTGATGCCTTGGCTTGCTCTAATTCAATTTGCAGTCTTTTTTCTGCTGTCCTTGTTTGAGCATCCTGTACCTTATTTCTGTCCTGTACGGCCCTCAGATTGGCTTCAATTGTCGCTGTATAAGCGGCCTCGGCCTCATGCAATGCTTTTGTTTCTGCTGTCTGCTGTTTTTTGCTTTTAGTGACAGCCTGATCTGATCCTAATAGCTTCTTTCTAGCTTCTTCAGCTTTTGCTACGCGCTCATCTTCTGCCTTATTTTGTTCGGCGGTAATCTTTTCTTGCTCGGCCTGTGCTTTCTTTGCAATCTCAAGCTGACGTTCTACCTCTGCAATCGGTACGTCATATCCGGGAGTCTTTCGAAGACTTGCAAGCTGTGACTCTAGCTTCTGGACTGGGTTCATGTTGATTGATGCAATCATACGGTTGATCTGTGCCGTAATTCCGTCAACGATGTCTTTAATAATGCCTTCGCTTTTATCGTTGAGCAGGGCATCTTCAAACTGATGCCAAGCATCTGACAGATTGCTGATCTTTCCGTTGAGCGTATCCATTGCAGCAGCATTTGCGCCTGATGCTGCCTGATTCATTGTTGCAATCAGCTTTTCAATGGTTTGACGGGTCAGTTCACCCTTGCTTGCCATTTCCTGTAGCTGTGCCGCATTCTTTCCGGTGACTTGCGATAGGAGGTCATATACAGGTACGCCACGCTCTGCAAGCTGTAGCATTTCTTCAGCCTGTAGCTTGCCCTTGGCATAAGCCTGACCCAATGCCCTAACGATACCGTCTAGCGTTTCCTGTGATGCGCCTAGCTTTGATGCCTGATTGGTTACGGCTTCCATCACTTGTTTGGTGGGTTTGATGCCGTAGTTCTGAAGCATGATGAATGCTTTCGTCAGGCCATCAATCTCGTATGGCGTTGACGTAGCAAAGTTCTGGACAAAAGAGAAAGCTCTTTGTGCGCCGACTGCGGATCCAGTAACAGCGACAAGCTGTGCGCGTAAGGCTTCCATAGCGCGATTGGTATCGAGAATGCCCTTGGCAACATTCCCGATCTTATCCAATGCAACCAGACCGACTGCGGCTCTGGTGAGGTTGGTCAATGCCCGTTCTGCTCCGTTTGTAGCCTTTTCCATATCGGAAAGGTTCTTTGAGGCTTTCTGGGCATCGGTGGAATCGACTTTAATGTGTATGCTGTGGGTTTCAGTCACTTTTTTCGACTCCGTTTTCTGATTTCATCCGCTTGGACAGACATATAGGCCGCATCAAGGGCCATGATTGCCTGTACCTCTAGCGGTTCTGGAACAACTCCTGTCAGTTGAGACCATGACACTATTTCGGTGTAGCTTATCGGGTTTTGGCCGAATCCGTTACTGGCACGAGTTCTATTGAGTTCAATAAACCAATGCCAGCAATGGATAACGGCCTCTGGTGCTTTGAGCGATTGATACTCCTCTGGCATCTGTCCTGTCGCTTTGAGAATGCTTTGAGCATGATCTCTTAATCGACTGCCATCTTCCTGTGGTGCATCAAGCTCAAATTCCCGTTTCCCAAATTCTACCAAGTCCCGAATTAGGTCTTGGTAAAGTTTCCCAAGTTGTTAGACGCTTCAAAAATCTGGTCACGGATTTCTGAATTGTTGGCGCACAAAATAAGCGCCGCCTCTGGGCTGTAAACCTCTGAGATCCCACGCCATCCGCATACACGGATAGCCGCCGCCTCAATACCGAATTGCTCATCGTCTTCGACCAGCCTTTCGACTTCCTTGCCACGCTTTGCGGCAATGGCTTCCTGCGCTCTACGACGATTCAGCGTCTTTCTGATCCACTCCTGTACCTTCGGGGCCTGTGAACCCAGAACGCTGATGAAAACGCCTGTAGGACGGCCATCGGTACGGAGATATTCGAATTCGTATGAGTTTTCACTCGCGGCGATTAGATTGAGATCGTCTAACGAGAGTCCTGTGGTTTTGCTCATAAATAAGTCCTGTTGTTTCATAAAAAAAAGGGGGAGGGTTACTCCCCCGAGGGTGACTGCGACTATTAAGCCGCTGAATCCTGAACCATGATGGTCGTAGCGTGATTCGCCAGAGCCGCGCCACCAGAGGTGTTTTTGAGGGCAACGAACGGGAAGCTACGGGTCAGACCATTCTGGCCGTCAGTTACGTCTGCACCACCGACCTTGACTCTGCTCATCTGGAAGCTGATGAAATCAGCAGTACCCGCAGAGGAGGTGGTCAGCACAACATTCACAGCCACTTCAGTTTCGTTGATGAAGTAATCACGGAAGGTTGCATCGGTGAAATAGACGCTCATATTGCCGGTGACGTTGACCGTTCCTTGGAATACGTCAGGACGGGCATTTGAACCCACGACTGCATCAGCGGCTACGGTGTTTCCGTTAATGTCGAAGTCGATAGAGGTAATGACCGCTACAGCCTGACCCGCTACATACATCAGGCCATTTGCACCCGCAACCGCACCTGTGGTGGTGATAGCTGAAGGCGTAGTGAGTACCTGAGAGGTATCAGTTGCAATGTTAAGGCCGACAACCGGGAAGTTGACCGTTGAAAGGCCAGTAGCCGCAATAGATACCGCCGCATTGGTGATGTTTACATCAGAGAAAACTTCAGACTGGCTGATGTCAGAGAACCAATGCTCAATGGTGTAGTAGTCGTGAGTCTGTGATGACTCAGGAACGTATGACACTTTGCCGGGGATGGATACGGTAACGCCGGTTACTGAAGTCGCTTCATTTGCCAAAGCAACGCCATTCAGCGGTGAAACCGTCATCGTAGATGAGCCGACAGCCCGAACCAGAAGGTTCTTTGCAACATTGGCCGCATTAAGGCCAGCACCAGCAAGACGAACCACCATGCCGATCTTGATGCCAGCGGTCAGCGGGTTTCCTGTCTGGAAAGTAATCACGCCTGTCGAGGCTACCAGAGTCAGAGCCGCAGAGGACAATGACGTAACTGCGGTGAAATCCTGACGAAGAACGGAAGCAAGAAAGTCCTTGTAAGTTCCAGGTGATACTTCACCTGAAACCGTACCAGTCACCTGACGAGGGCCATGGCGATAATCAGCAATCTGCTGGTCAGAGCGGATTTCTGCTGACTGGTATGCTTCCTTGGTCAGATTGATGGTGGAAGTGGTGCGGCGAAGTTCCTGACCACCAGAACCAGAGGCTGCGGAGCCTAGTCCAGTTTGTTTTTTGTAGGCGAGAACCTTGCTCACGCCTTGAGCGATATTTGCCATTTGTGTCTACCTCTTATGAAGGAAAAATGTCTGCCGAAAAATAGACCGTTACCGGGAGTCGATAGCGATCTGCGTCAATGATTGCCGGTGCAATCGTTGGGGTTCGATCAATACGGACATTGATGCCGCCTGACGATAGACCCAAACCACGCGAAAACCAGTCTCTGACCAGTTCCGCTCTTGTTGATGCCGCCTTCGGACCTGTCCCCGGTGGATAGCACAACAAAACTTGCATAAACCCTGTCACCCGATACATCCCGTCACCCAGCGTAGGGTTTTCAGTATCGGTAAGCAGATTGATCTGTTGATACGGAGTGCCTGTTACTGGCGTGAATGGGATTCCTTCCCATGCCGTAGCCAATGACGGACTGAGTGCATTCAATCTCGTTTCTAGTGCCGCCCTGATGCTGACGATGCTCATGCTTCCCTCAAGAAACTGGCGAAACGCTGAATGTTGATCCTGACCATACCGGCAGGAGCCTGTTGGCTTGATCCGTATTCAAGTTTCTGAATATACGGCACATTGTTAGCCAACCAGACTACGGTTCCAGATTTAGCCGGTACGGTAGCAACAATATCGCTGATTGCTCCTGCACCAGACTTGTCGGTATGCTCGACCTGATCTGTTGCCGCATTGCCTATCGTGCATTGCCAATTTCCTCTGGCCCTACCAGTATCAACAGGCGTTCCTTTGACTACTGAGGAAAAAAGTTCAATAGTTGCCTTGCGGATCTGGGTATCTACTCTGGAATTAGTGCGGCTGACAATATCGCTCATGCTCATTTGCGTACCTGAGAGATATAAATGGCCGCTTGCTCACCTGACCACACCGTTTCAACAGAAACGACCGTATAAACGTCTGATCCTACGGTAAACCGATCATTCGGCTTAGGTTCTGTGTAGCCAGAAGCAGGAATAGTGATCTTTCTGTCACCCTTTTCAACCAATCCGCTGACGTAATCGACCCCATTAAAATCTTCAATAAGGGCTTTCGGAATCTCAGTCGTGGTACTGGAGCCGGAAACATCGCCCGTAGTCGGGTCATAAGTACCTTCCGTAACCATCGTCAATGTGACGCTCTTGCCAAATTTGTTCAGCAATTTAAGTGCAGTTGCCCGAGCTTTTGCGTCAAGTGCGGCCATTACGTCCTCATCAACTTCACTTGATTGGCATTAGAGGCAAAATAAATGCTCAAAAGGTTTTCAATCTGCAAATATCGCTTGAATTGTGGGCTGAACTTGTCGTATTCCACTTCAATCGGGCCGACCTTTTCACGGATCGTGACTTGATCCTGATCGGCCAGTAGCGTTTCGCTGTTGGCCTTGAGCGCAAATTCTGCACAAGCGTTCTGCACCTGAGTTGGAACCACATCAAAATCAACGTATTCAGGGTACGCATTGACTGAGCAAATATCCCGCACTGGCACATAGATTCTGGGCCAATCAAGTGCTTGAGTGTTGACGTACCTGTAGCCGTCCCAGCGAAGGCGATAGACAGCAACCATGTAGTCAGTAGCGATACGAAGCAAACGCTCCTTCACAGCGGTTGTGAGTGCCGCCCAATCGGTGTTTCCACGATTGCTGTGGTAGATATCCGCATCGACTACGCTGATGTAGCTTTCCGAATTTGATTTGCCGGTTCCGTCTTCTACGATTAGTGTCATTCTTCCACCCACTCAATCATGCCGTAGACACCCGAGCCATCGATAACCGTGTTATCTGCAAATATCACAAGTCCTTCACCAGGAAGCAGTATGAATCCTTCCAAGTGATCAAAATCAATGGTGGAAGCCGATCCAGTCGTTTTACTGACAATAGATCGTTCAAGGAAATAGGTTTCCTTAGTCACGCCCGTCATGGTCAGTCCACCATTAGCGCGATTGATGACCATCTTGCTAGGCTCCTCGTTATTGTCGTAACGAGTAGGAATAATCAAGTCACCGCCAGTAGGCTGACCTTTGATTCTCTGCAATCCATAAATTGAATTGCCCGTACCACCCGCATCAGCGGAGTCAAGCTGTAAGTGCATCCTAATCAGGCGCACAGATTTAATGTCCGAGTTGTACCAAGACTGATAGCAAGTGTCCTCAGTAAAGGTAGTCGGCTTGACTGCGATGCGTGAGCAATAACGCTTCATTTTTTAGCCTTCTTTTTGGCTGTCTTAGCCACGGACAAAGCAATGGCTACCGCTTGTTTCTGGGGCTTTCCTGCCTTCATCTCTGTCTTGATGTTGGCTGACACACTTTTAGCGCTGTATCCCTTTTTCAATGGCATTGCTTTGACCTCAAATTAGGTGGCCCCCAAGAACCGGCACAGGAATCCGGGAGGGGACCGATTTGTTTACACCGGCTCGTATCCGCCAGCCTTGTAGTTTTCGACCTCTGATGGAGGTACGGCAACTTCATAGGGAGGCGGATAGATTTCGGGATCTCGCTTGAGAACCACAAATCCGGCTTTCTGTACGTCAACTTCTTCAATTTCAACAGTATCAACAATTTCAGAAGCCAAACTTTCGTCTACTTCTTCGATTTCTACCGTTTCAATAGTTTTTTTACTCATTGGTATTCCTGTTTGAATTTAAAAAGCGGGGCCGAAGCCCCGCCTACTGATTAGCCGAGCAGAAGCGCAACGTGGTTGGGCTTCCAGACCTTCACGCCGTACAGGGCGCGAACTTCGATCATGGTCTTCATGTAGCCTTTGTAGACTGCAATTTCAAAGACCAGACCTGAGTAGGGATCTTGGACGGTCATAAGGTCAACAGCGGCATCACCACCAGCCGGGAGAGCCGGGGGACGAATACCGAGTTCAACTGCGGTACGGTGGAACGCTACGTTGGCGGTATAGCTGTTGCCGATGGTGATTGCATCGTTGTCGGCTTCAGCATAACGCAGACCCGGAGCGCCGATGGTGAAAGAACCACCAGACAGGGCTGAGTTTGCAACGTAGATGTCAGACGTACCCGCGAAGGTTACGCAGTCACCGGCAAGCAGAGTGCCAGAGCCGGTATCAACGTTGATGGTGGTATCGCCAACTGAACCAGCCGCAGAAAGCTGATAGCTAGTACCAGAACCCTTGGTGTGGCTTGCAACGCCAGCGGATTCCTTAATCATCAAGCCCTGAAGGTCAAGCAGAGTACCCTGACGCAGAAGGTCAGATGAACCAGCGGTGTTGACCTGCTGGAGTGATGCAAGGTTACGCAGTTTGGTTCCAGCAGCAGAGTTCAGAACCAGAGTGATCTGGTTGTCAGTTGGGCAACCGTTGTCTACAAGGATCTGACGAACTTCTGCAACCGTGTTGAAGTTGGATGCAAAAGGAGTCGTACCAGCAGAGCCAACAGCGCGTGATGCGCCCTTGTAGGCGGCAACAGCCATCGTAGATTCGATGCTGTTACAGATTGCTCGCATTGCCTGTTTGATCTGATCGCCATAGATCGTTTCAAAGCCAGAACCGTTGTTGACGTGCTTGATATCTTCACCCGTCCACGGAATCTGGACAGATGCGTAGTTGTCAAGCGTCATGGTCTTGTTGTCTACCGTCTGATCGGTTCCTTCAGGAATCGTCATAGACGGAGCAAAAGAGGTGTTGACGCTAGGAGTGCGGGTGAATGCGGCACGAATGGTATCGCCCTTTGCGGCGCGAACCGTTGCATCACCGTTGATGGTTGAAGAAGGAATGAAGCCGACGAGTTCGCGGCCTACAACATCAGCGGCCTTGTAAATATCGGCTGCCAAATTGGATAGAACATTAGCCATTGAAAATACCTCAAGTCAGTTGTTACACCGACGAGAGGTATTAGGGAGTTAGCCTTCCCCCTTCCCGCCAGCTTTAGCAAATTCAGACCGT